CAGGATAATAAATTTGGTGTACTTCTTAAGGAAGTTAAATTATCATCAAGCTCTTTTCCTTATGAACTGTATGATGCAGAAAGATTCTTACCTATGGATTTATTATCAAAGGCATTTGAAGAAACACAAGAAACAGTTAAAGAAGCTGATTTAGAACTAATTTAAATTTTATGGAAGAAAGGCATTGGATAATGCTGTATAACTTATTTATGTTATACATCATGATTGGACAAGTGTGTGCTTTTTATTTTTGGTACTTGTATGCACAAGATCATGGGTTTTTAGCATCACTAGTTATTGGACCTATTGTAGGTGAATTTAAGGGATTACTATTCCCGTTTTTCTTATAGTCATGGAAGAAGATGTACTAGCTTTATATAAAGCAGCAAATAAAGATATTGTAGAGATTATTGATAAGTTTAATCTTACATCTACTACAAGAGAAAGAGGGACAGTATATAAAAGATACTATCTATATGATGTTTTAACAAAGAGGAGGCATCTTACAACTACCATGGCAGGTAAGTTTTTTGGAAAAGATCATTCATCTGTTATTCATGGACTTAAACAACATGAATTTTGGTGGAAGGTAAAAGACAAAGGATATATTTCTCAAGTAAATACAATACATGAAGCATTAAAAAATGAAGTAATTCATGATGGTATGTATGGTATTGAAGTAAAACATCTTGGTGAAGAGGAAACCAAGGTTATCATTACTGGTAACTTTGATTGGAGAGTGTTGGAAAAACTTCCAAGTAGAATGACAAAAGAAGAGTTAACTAAAATCTTTAAAGAACATGGGAAGAATGAAAGAAGCATTCATTCAAATAATGAATGATAATGATGGTATACCAGAATATATGACCATTGAAGATTACCTGACAATGAAAGAGTTAAATATCTATAATTGGGAAGAGTATGAAAGAGCGAAAGAAAGAACCAGATTACAACTTAATAAACAAAAAGATCTGGGAGAGACTGCAAAAACTTCTGAAGGAGAGTCCATCAGAAGAGAAGAAAACAATTAATAAACCAAGAAAATGAAAAAGTTATTTTTATTATTTGCTGTAGTAGCAATAGGACTAGCATCTTGTAAAAAAGAAGAACACACAATTAGATATGAAGTTACTACTGATAATCAAGTAGACTCACTAATAATTCAGAGATTAGCAGGTAAAAATTATTCAAATATAATTGATTCTGGTACTGTAATGATTAATTCAATGTATTGGACAAAAACAATTTCCGATGCAGATGTTAGTACTGGGACTCATTATGAAGTAAAAGCATTATACCATGGTCAGCAATATCCGGGTAATGTAAATGTAAAAATATACTATGATGACCATTTAATTAAGGAGGATAATGCAATGCCTATGCTTATTGATGGAGTTACATGGTATGCTGAACCAAGTTGTGTTTATATATTTTAATTAATTAAAAAATCAAAAAAAATGAAAAAGTTAGTATTAGTATTATTAGGAGTTACTTTATTTAGTGTAAACTCTTTCTCACAGTGGTTTGTAAATAAAGTAGACAATGGATTTGACAGTCCATACACAATTGCATATACAGATGATGAACAAGATCAGTATTTAAAAATTGAAAATTATAATGGTATAGTATTCTATCTTAGTAATACATATATCTGTTCTGAAACAGTTATTGTTGATTTATCCTTCTTAGTAAACAATGAATATAAGAAATACAAAACTAATGCAAAAGTATCTAGCAATCATAAAATAGTATTTATGGTAAATGATTTATCAGAAGATCCATTGATGCTTCAGGATTTTAAAGATGCTAGTTTACTAAAAGTTAGAATTAATGACCCAGTCTGTGATACTGAAATTTATGAATTTAAAATGACTGGTAGTACAGCAGCTTATAATGCAGTAAATAACCAGTGAAACACTTTGTGAAATATCTATTGGTATGGATAAGCCAAAACTTGTCCATACCTTTTTGGATGGTAGGGCATATACATTTATCCGTGAATGTATATGCTGACCTCCATGAGATACTTATGTCACTGGGTATGAACATTATAGTAGCCACGGGCTTCTTTATTGATTATAAAGAATCAAGAAAAAATAGTAATTTAGACAAATGATTATGAGTGATATAACAAAATGCCATGGCTTTGACTGTCCGGTAAAAGAAAAATGTAAGAGATTTATAGAAACTGGCAAGCATACTTCTTAGAACCACCATACACTCTTACAGATAATGTATTTAAATGTGATATGTTCTGGGGAGATACACAAGATGCTATTATGAAACAGCTGATGGGTATAGTTACTGGTAAAGATGGTGAGGAACTACCTGAATAATATCAGGTTATAGGCTTATAAACTTAAAAAACTTGACAAATTTTAAGTCTATAGACTTGTTATTTTGTCGCAAATATAGGAGATACTTGCGACATAATTAATTGAGAAACCTTTAAAAAACAAGACATATGAAAGGACAAACAGCAGTAGAGTGGTTGGTAAAACATTTAAGTGAAAGAGGTTATATTCAAGCTCCTTCATTTGGACATTCTATAATTGATAAAGCAATTGAACAAGCCAAAGAGATGGAGAAAGATCAGATAATTGATTTTGCAGAAAATTATGAGATGTGGGAAAGTGAAAATTACCCGAGAAAAACATTTGAACAATACTATAAAGAAACCTATGAAAGCAATAACTAAATCAGTAATTATGCTGTCTGAGATTCCAGAGCATTTACAGCAGAATGAAGTGCTACAGGGACACAAGCTGCATACATATGCTGAGTTCCATATAGATGACTCAGAACAAGATGATTTAACATTATGGTTATTGAGTAAGTATCCTACATTGAAAAGGAAGATAAGTTTTTTAATACACATTGATAAACAACAAGAACAATGAAAGCAAAAATAAAAATTGAGGCAGAAATTGAGTTTGATGAAGATACGTGGTATTCACATAGTGATGAGGAAGAATTAGAGTGGTTTACTTCACTACTAAATGATAAAGAAAACACTATGCTTATCCTGCATTCTAATGATGTTGGTGATACAATAGGTCAGACATATAATTTCAAATGGGAAATAATAAGAGAACAATGATATTTGGTGACTTAAAAGTAGGTGACAGAGTTAAAACTAGGTACAGTGGTTGGGCTACAGTAACTCAAGTGGGTTGTTATAGTGGAAAGATGATTAAGCTTAATTGTGATGAGAGAAAATGGTGTTGTCCTTATTTTTATGAAAGTGAATTAGATTTAAAACAAAAAGAAAATGAAAGCAAAATTAACATTCAATCTACCTGAAGATCAAGCAGAATTTGATTTTGCTACACAAGGTGGCAAGATGTACTCAGCACTACATGAACTATCTCAAGAGCTGAGAACACTGTGGAAGTATGAAGAACTTAATGAGCAAGAGTGGGACATGGTAGAAAGAATTAGAAATAAGTTTTACGAGATACTGGATGATCATCAGATAAAATTAGATAAGTAACTAAATAAACCAACACATATGATTATTTTAAGGAAAGGGGAGGACAAGCAGGGTTACAGAGTATTAATGGTAAAACTTACACCAATGTCAGAGACAAGATTCTCTGTACAGAAGAAAGTTAAATTCTTATGGTTCTTTACTAGATGGGAAGATGTGTTAGATAAGCACGGGATGCCCAAGATATTTGAATCCAATAAGAATGCTACAGCTTTTATTAACTTTCAGAAACGTTGGTAGAGAAAGTTACTAGAAAGACTATGAAGATTAGACCAAGCGGGAGGAGCACTGATTTCATTGCTCCTTCTTTTGGTCATGGCTGTTTATATAACTGTTCTTACTGTTATATGAAGAGACACAAGCCGGAAGGATTAACTATAGCAACAAATCCTATGGATATCCTGACAGCAATTAACAACCATGTTTGGTTTGCTGATGTAGAGAAGCCTAATCAAACAGGAGACTATATTACTTATGACATCTCATGCAATGAAGACTTTGCTTTACATGCTAAGTATCATGACTGGGAAAGAATATTTGAGTTCTTTAGAGATCATCCACTTGCTATGGGTTCATTTGCCACTAAGTATGTAAACAGTGACTTTGTTAAGTTTAATCCACAAGGTAAGATAAGAATAAGATTTAGTCTTATGCCGGAGAAATGGAGAGAAATACTTGAACCTAATACATCAAGTATTATAGAAAGATTAAATGCCGTTACTAGATTTGTTCTAGCAGGATATGAAGTACATTTAAACTTTAGTCCTGTAATTGTCCATGATAATTGGTTAGATCAGTACAAAGAACTATTTGAGCACATTGATATTTTTGCTCATAGTAGTGATGGAAAGTATTTTAATCGGGCTTTTTCAAATGTAAAAGCAGAAGTAATATTTCTTACACATAATGCAAAAAAACATGAGTATAATTTGGAACATAAAATTCCTGGCGAGGACCTTATTTGGAAGCCAGAAATCCAAGAAACCAAAATATCCCAGTATGGAGGAGAGAACATTAGATATGTATCATCAAACAAATCCAGGTATATTGAAGAATTTAGAAAACTTCATACTGATATCATACCCTGGAACACCATTAGGTATATTTTCTAAACTAAAACTTATGAGAGATACAAAAGAAATGCTAAAACTTGTGGCAGCAATTGCCGAAGAACATTATAATATTACTGATGGTGCAGATGGTAATCTGAACTATCTATGGTATATGTACCACAAAGGGTCTAAGAAGGATGAATTCCGCCCTTTTGTATATATGGCTGAGCTAATGTTACTTAAGAAGTATAATTATCTAAATGAAGCTGAGATAAGAAACATTGTAAGTATGATGAAATCAGATGATGGAGATAATCTTGCTATAGTAACATTAAGCATACAGAATTTAAGAGATTTAAGAATTAAAGAACACGGGGCATATACTAAAGATAATAAAGCATATAAGGATCTAAACTATACATATGCTTTTGAAATCCTAAATCACACTGTGTTTATGGAAACAATGACAGAAAGATAAATAGAATGGCAAATTTACAAAAAGAGTATATCATCAGAGAGATGAAACTTAAGAACAAGAACATACTTAACATGATTCCTAAAGCAGTGGAAAGTTATATTAAGTATAAGTATCAGTGTTCAACTTATTTGGCCAAACAAATTTCTAAAGAATTAACAAATGACGGAACAAGAACTAATTGAATTTGGCTTTGATAAAGTAGAAGTCTCAGATGATGAAAGCCAAAATGGTTATGATTATTATTATTATATATTAGACTTACTACCAGGTCTAAGTTTAATTTCATCAGCAAGTGATGAAAGCCTAGATGGTGAATGGAAAGTATTTAACTTTGATTGGGATACTAAAGCTGAACTAAACAGATATGCTATAGAGCATCTGATCCAGGTTGCTGTCCATCAAGGGTATCAACATCATCAGTAATTTTAGATAGCTGTGCTTTTTCTGCTAAGATATTAAACATTATCATGGCAGCAGCAGATCTATAACAATCATCTATTTCAGTTTGAATTATATCCATAGGAACGGGAGTTGTTAAAACTTCTCCTGTTCTTAAATGGATTCTAGTACCTGCATCAGTATTTCTTACATTAACAAATGAAGTTCTGGTAATGTGAGTTATATTGAGATGCTCAATATATTCTCCATCCTTGTCTTTTAGTACTATTGGTAGGAACATTAGATAATTGTGTTGTCTTCTATTTTGTAATTATTTACAGACACTAAATTATCAATTTTTGTTAGAATAGCAAACCCATGGTTCCATTCATTTATTTCCATGTAGTCTGGTGCTAGTTCACATAGACATCCAAGGCTATATGCTCTTATTGTACTAGACTCACCAGTTCCATAAACTCTTTGTGAGCTTTGAGAACTTTTATGAAAGTGATTTACAATACAATTGGTTTTAAGTCTCATTAAAGCAGTTCTTGCTGGTACTACACCACCTGCTCCAGGAATCTTATCACCATGCTCTATAAGGAAGTCACCAAAGATAACTTTGGTTCTAAATGGAAGATACTCTATTTTGTATTCAGCAACATGTAAGATTACATCTAACCTGAATTCATCCATGTCAAGTAACTCAGATGCTTTTATTCTAAGATATCTTTCAAACCTGTTCTCATGGTTACCTGGTATAAAGTAGATAGGAATATCTGGGAATCTAGAACGCATGTATTCAAAGAACTGTTTACCTGCTTCTATTTCATTTTTAAAGTGAACTTTTCTTGGATCTTTTTCATGGAAAGAAAGCTGATAGAAGTCTAATAAGTCTCCATTGATTAGGATACTGTCTACACCTTCTGCTTCCATTTTATCACAAGCAGTTTCTATAGCATCTTCATCATGATATGGTATATGGAGGTCACCAATAACACCAAGTTTCTTACATCCTGTAGGAAATGTAAATGTTCCTCTTTTTTCTGATAAAGAAGATGGTAGGGATACAAAATTTTGCATTACATTTGTTTTAAGTTCTTTTTGAAACTCTCTATTATTTAAGTTTTTTCTGTGGTAATTTCCCATTTGACCTCTATAGTATCTTACTCTACTGTATACATTTTCAAAGGCTTCAAAGTAAGCCTCATTTTCAGAATAGATTTTTCTTGCTAGAGTTTTACTTGGTGAATTAGGAAATTTTTCGAGATATTCTAAAATAATTTTAGTTGTCTCTTTAGCATTGTTGGATAACTTGTTTTCCATAAGTACAATATAATATACAAAAAATAATCATATGTTTAGTTTCAAACTTACAAAGAAGAATGGAAATTTAGTCCATATTAATGAAAGCACAAAGATTTCTTATCAATTATTTCTTGATAAACTTCAAGAGGGTCAGGAAGTTGAGGTCTTTATGGGACTAACTTCAGACAATGGCAGCTTAGCACAATTGGCTAAGATACATGCCTGTATTAGAGAATTAGCCAAAGAGTCTGGCTATACATTTGATGAGATGAAATTTATAGTTAAACAGCATTCAGGCCTCTGTTATGACGGAGGTGGTGCAGAATACTGTAAATCTTTTAAAGAATGTAGTAAAGATGAACTAGCAATGGCAATAGAATCTGCTATTGAACTTGGCAGAGATTTAAATATTAACCTTGCTTAGGTTCAACATAGTCAGGATCTCCTGGTTCAGGAACTTCCTTCTCAGTATATAAATCACTATTTGCTTGCACTTGTTTTTCTATTTCAGATACAAGAAGAGTGATAGTATAAAATGCTCTCTCAAATTCTGTGAGATCATTGAACTGTTTAGTAAGAATGTTTTGTAGATTTTCTTTTTCACTTTCATTACTAAGTAAGTGTTTGAAAATAGTGTACAAAGCATCCTTAGACATTAAATAAAAGTTCTTGTTAACTTTAATATCCATTAAAGCATCATCTTTTATTTCTTTTACCTTGATAGCCATAATATTAATCTTTTAACAAATTTAATAAAAAATGAAGATAGAATTAGAAATTGATAGTCTTAAACAAAAAATATTTGAAAAACTACAACCAAGTGGTTGGGGTGCTGTGTTTAAATCTTATATATTTAGCAGTGATTTTGAGGAGTTACTTACTAGATTATATAGAATGTCAACCAGTGGAGAAAGATTTACTCCAGGATTAAAAGATGTCTTTAGAGCATTTGAA